GTGCCAGTTAAGCAAGTATGTTTTTCTGTATTTAATCATGTGTAAAGTAACGGTATACAATACATATAGAAATGTATATACACTACTTACAACCCGAAGTTGGCAAGGGAAAGTCAGCGACGGGTAAGCGTGGGTTTGTTAGCATAGACAGCGGGAACCGCACTAAGGGGTGCGAACGAACAGATATGATTAGGGAGCATGTGCACTTGATAATCAAACTGGTCAATTCGAACGATAATGTGTGGTTCAAGAACAACAGCGATCCAAACTTTGTTTAGAAGGTTGGAACGCAAGGTGGCCCAAGGGCAGTCTGGGATAACAGGTGCGGCATCAGTTCCACTACGGGGACCCACAAGCTCATCGTACAAATCTTCAACAGTTACACCATTGATGGCCGGAAGATTAGGTTGACCGTTCATCATGGCCTTAACGGAATTGGACAAATACGTACGGGCTGTGGCCCCACTCATAGCGCCAAGCTCAGCGATGGCGTAATTAGTGAGATTTGATAGTAGTGACTTAGCTGTTCCTGACCAGGAGGAATCCTCGTTTTCTGCTGCTCCAATGACAGCGGCTAGTCCATTCGGGTCAGGAAGATTTGCGCTACGGGTTGGAATGTTGACCCCAATAGCCTCGTAGATGCAAAAGACCTCATAATGGTAGGTACTGGCCGCAACGCCAGATATTAGAAACGCCATGCTGAGAGGTGCGGTGGTGTTTTCTTCCTTATACTCAACCTCATCAGCGGATATGGGCATCCAGGTCAGCCGAGCAACTCGGCGAGCGCTGGTCAATGGCATTGTTTGAGCGTTCGGATAGGCTAACATCTGTGCACGAGTCATAGCGCCGGTTAAACTAACATGGTCAGGGTGCCGCAAGGCGGTAACCTCACCTGACAAGTCAAGTTCTGTGCCGGTATACTGGACAGTTGCGGCACAGGCAACGAGACGCACCTGTGTGGTAGTCGTGGACGACCCAAGCTGGGCTGCGCTGAAGTTTGAATTCGTCGCAACCGAGACAACGCCGGTTTCCACGTAAGAACTAGGGAGTGTAGTCAAAGCATATGCGGAGCTAGATGAATAGACACTAGTAGCGTCGTTGATCACAGTGCGTTCAGCGCCGACCTGTAAAAATCCGTAGCCTCCGGTACCGATGGAAAGAGTTCCAACAGCCCAACAACGGCCCTTGAAAGATGGGACGAGTGGGAAGGCAGTTGGGATACCAGTAGGTGTGGCGTTTTTGGGGTCAGCGAGAGCATGCATATAAGCACGTGCCTCAGCAGACAACTTGGGGCTAATAGATCGTGCAACGCGCATTACTTGTTTTCTATCGGGCGTCTTGGCTTTCTTAGGTACCTTATTTGAAGGTACAGCTTTAGCTCGCCCAGCATTGTTTCCCTGGGCCTTACGTGATCGGTTCATCGATTCACTTTGACCGTAGGTGTCGGGTATTGACTTATTATTTAAATCAACAACGTGTATTTCAGACATAGATAGATAATACAGTGCCTCCAGGTGCGGCAATATACAGACGCTGACAACCAGGTGATGTCAGTAGCTAAGGTGTTATATAGGGTTAACTGGCAGAGGTGGGGAAACCTCATTGGCCCGGACCGGATTTAACATCCGGTTGGGCGGGCGCCGTCTTAGCTCGGCGGTTAGCGCGGTGCTTGCGCTGTTCTTCGGGAGTATATGTACGGTCAACATAAGCCTTATACTCCTCGGGGGTCATCTTCTTCTTGTTAGCATCTTTTGGTTTGTTTGATTTATCAAAGGGACTGCTAAATGTAAACTTCGGCAAGTTTGAAAAATCTATATCTCCAAAAGATACTCTAGGTGGTTTGACAGGGGTTTGTGGGACAACTGGCTCAGGTGGGATCTCACCTTCCTCAAGCTCAACAACAGGGCTGTTGTGGATCGCGCCGTCTATTTCAGCACTGGCGACTTTAACCACAATTTCCTTGTGCTGGACAGTTGGGGGGTTAGCCCAATGTCCTGGACCCACGGCCCATGAAACGATTTGATCGATTTGTTCAGCATCATAAGCAGCAGCTATGACGTCGTCCATCCATGCTTCATGGACGTTAACGGCATTACGGCCGAGAGCTTGGAAGGCGCTATAAGTATACATAACGTCTTCACCACCTAAGGCGGCTGCATTAGCGAGCTTCTTGTAGACAACACCTATTAATGGGGTATTGGCGTCCATAACAAGGCCTGATAACCCTTTGTCACGAGCTACAATAGCATTAGGTGTATCAATCGATCGTGTGGTGATGTGCAGCTTGTTAAGCTGACGCACCACATCGCACATAGAGTTTTGGGAACCTCCCCAGGGGAAGTAGAGGCGTCCCAAAAACGGAACGGGGTTTCCACGCTTGATGACATCTAGCTTAAGCCGTTGACCAACATCGTTGGCGGCGCGTAGCAAATTGTCAGCATTAGCGTCAGGCGTGGATCCGTCGTCCCCTCCATACAATCCGAGTGCAGCCCAGGACTCAAAGGGGCTAAGCCCACTATACGTCCCAGCAAGATAAGCAATGAAGGCATTTCTGACAGTGTTTAATACAGTGTCGGGAAAGCCACTTGCTTGGCTGCACCCCTGGTCATAACTAACTCCGTGGCGGGTCGTTACACGATTACCGTATAATGACAGGACCACAGCGTCCAATTCCGCATGGTAAGATGGGTGGAACATCTTGTGAAAAAGTTGGTTGTCCAGCTCGCGCTGGATCCAACCGATGGTTCCATCCATATTTGTGAAGTCACCATCGCAACATATCTGAGCGTCACTATACAGAGTAGCGAGACGTTCAGAAATGGTGATGGGGTCCTTACCAAATGTGTACCACTCCAAGGTTTTTAATTTCTCACTTAGAGCATACATATAGCGGGAGCCAGCCCACTTAACACCGTCAGGTGCGACAGTGATATTGCGTGCTGCTTGTGCTGTCTTGAGCGCCTCGACCTTTTGAAAGGCTTTGGCGACGTTACAACCATAATTGACCAAGGTGTGCCAATACTCACGTGACCTAGCCAAAATGCTACGTTGGCTGGGTCGTGGTTGGTGTTCAACAACTGTCTCCTCATCAACGGGTGCAATAGTGCTTGAACCTGTTTTAACATATATTAAGTTTACAAACGCTATTATATGTGAGTTGAGTCTGTTATCCAAGATGGCTGTATTAACCATTTTGGTAACACGTTCAGAAACGGTAAACTCTTCGTTCGCCCGATTACGTTTGGCGCCATATGCAGCGCCGGATATAATCGGGTTCATGAAGGCTCGCAAACCACTCGTACTGGGAATGTCGGGTGTGGTATCACGTAGCATCGTATACTCTCTAAGGGGCTCAACAGCATGCTGGATTGCTGATACGGTAGCTATGGGGCCGCAATTGAGAACAAAAGCGGCAGCTAGCGATGCATTTGCTGCTGTGACATCGATACCCATACTCTTAGCGACAGTCTGAATGTTGGATCCGGACGGCGTTATTTTAGGGTTACTGCGATGTAAGGTCAAAATGAGAGAATGTAAGGCATCGGAACACTCAAAAGAGTAAGCGACACCAGCGTTAGCAATGCTAAGTGCGGTGTTTGAACCATTCTTGACACGTAAGCCGACCAAAGATCTTTTTGTTATTGGGTCGGTTATTACGGTTGGTTCAAGCCGGCGTAGTGTATCAGTTACCGTTCGTGCAGTCAATAAGGTACGGACTGTTCCGTAAACCTGAGTTGGCACTAAGAAGAAGATACTACGATGTTTAGAAACATCGTATTGGACAATTTTCCGAGTCACCATGCATGCGCGCACACGGGAACACAAGAATATGAAGCACAAAGTGAGACATAATATCGCACCGGGTGCACCTGTGTCTTGTACACACTTATGGATGACTGGAAAATACACTTCGTAACGCACGACTTGGGGCACGGCGTACGAAATGGAGAAAAGCTCGAAGGTTTTCCAAACAAGCACTACGCCATATGGGATGGCGGATGCTGACCAAGTTTGGCAATACCCCAAGCCTAGTTCCAGTTGGACGGGCTGGAACATTATTGTTTGGGCAAGGACACTTAAGAGGGTGAGCGCACTCAAAACGAGCGCTATACTGATTGGCCCCCCAGCCAACCAGTACGTCCAAGTGGTCACAGTTTCACCTTCCCAGGAGTAGATCTTGTGCAAATACGTACTCCCTGCCACTTCATACTTCCATTTGCCTGAGTCAACGTCATACGTGAACGGGACATCAGAGTCCAAACCTGCTGCTGTTCGAAATTGCTGGGTAGCAATTGCAATAGTAGCATTTGGTTGGCTCATGACTTTTACTAAGTCCTGTTCTGGTATGTGGTCAATGACATCAACATACGCCCGAACGTAAGGCCCATTTGGTACTGGGTCATCACGTCTAACGGTGTACGACGCGGCGTCTTTGGAACTCCGATCAATTCGGCTGCCCAAGAACCCGTCCTTGATATCGACGTTGGCTAAGCTCTCAACCCATATAGGTAAACCGCTTGCTCGGGCAACATCAAATAAAATTTGACGCGAACGGCTCCGAACAGCAGCTGCATAGGCATGTGAGTTAGAATGGAAGGGCCTAAGCGGGTCACAAACTGTTTTACGCAATCTTTCAGCCCACCATCTCGGGTTGCTGGTTGAAACAACGTAGGTACCTGGGAACAAGTACTCCATAAATCTAGAGTACCTATCAGTACAGTTTAATAAACCCTGCTGGATGGCACGCATAGCATGCACAAACAACAAAACGACCAATGTGGCGGCCATGCCATAAAGGTCGTATTGGCTACAAAAGTAAGCCAAAAACGCACAACCCAAAAGGGAGGGGCGTAAACCGATGTAAGGTCCGAACATCGGTAAGG